CGCTTTCGAACGTAACTATCTTTAAAGACAAGATAGCCCGTTAAAAGTTCTTGCGTGTTTCCAAGTTGCCCCGCCGTTTTTATCCCGAATAATGCTGGAGTAATTACAGAATGAGCTACTAAAATAGAGTCTCTAAGGCTTTCTTGTGTCAATAAATAGCGTGAATCTAAGTTATTACCGTTCAAAGGCGTCACTGTTGGCGCTCTTTCTTTACCGTCGGACCATGTAATTGCTAACCCGCCTTGTGTTGATCTGTTTGAAGCTTCGCCTTTTACCTTTTTAATGATTTCATTTTCTTTAGTTTCATTCTCAGGCTCGCCATTATTGAAAGAAAGAAGCGTTCCCCCTTTGAATCCGTTGACAACTTCTGAATAATGAAAGAAGTTCATTTCTTCATTGGCCATTATGGAAGAAATCGCCCCCGAATAAATTGGAGTTGGGTAATAGTTTTGAGTTAATGCGGCTTTTTTTCCTTGTTCGGATACGTTGTATTGCTTCGCTCGACTTGAAACGTACATTATACACTCCATTGTTTGATCGTCGATCCCGTCAATTCCTATAATTTCACGATACGCCGTTGATTCGTCTTGCTTATTGCTTGACCAATCTTCGGAATAATGAAAAAGGTTTGAATTGTTTTCGTCTTTACGGATTAGTTCAACGTCCATCGGTAATAAATACCAAGACCCGTTTAATGATCTCTTGAAATAATAAACAAAAGCGTCAGTGACTTCATTGTCACGTGCAACGATTGGAATAATATCACTTAAAGAATAAGCGTTTGAACCGTTCCTTTCAATAGTTTCGAAGTCTGAAGGTGAACAGCCCGAACAAGTTAAACCGCCCGAAGTGATAAACGTTACCTTTGAATTAATTATCCCGCCGTGTGTCGGTTCTTCGTAATATAGTTTGAAAAGGAATTGAGGGTATAGATTATCAGCGCCCCACTTCATTAAGCTTTTTGATTTGTCCACTAACTCCGTTGGTTGTGGAACTTTCGCTTCTCTAAACGAATACGAACCGCCGTGGCGCTTAACTGTTTTTATTTCTTTTTTATCCATGTGCTTTCGAATTCGTATTCGGGTTGAATGCTGGTATTGTTACTTCTGTTCCTTCAATTAGTGCTTTGCCTTGCTCGCAAAGTAAACCTTCCGAATAATCAACTGATCCACCGTCAGGCATTTGATATACAAAATAATGATAGTCGCCAACCTTTGCGAAGGTTACGTCAGTCGATTCGGTCAAGTGAAATAAATTATAACGAAGTTGCTCGTCGGCTGTCGCGATGTCAGTCAGATAAAATATGTATTCATACTCTAAAGATCCTTGATCGAAGACGAAACGAAATAACCAATTACTTGGATTTGCTTCGTTTTTCAATTCGTTTAACGTTATCGCTAACTTGTTTAATTGTGATTTTTGGATTTTTAACATCATTTTGAAAAAGTTCTGTATATCCTTGGTTAATTAAAAATTGCTTATTTGCTTCGTTCACTTTTGTAAATCCGAAACCTCTAACGAAAACAGTCGAACCTTCTAAACCTTTTTTGATTTTCATATTCATTGGTATAAAAAAAAGGCGGCGAATTGTTCACCGCCCTTTTAAAGTTAATCTTTACTTTCTACTTATGAAGCTACGATCAGCAAAGCCGCCACGATAGCCGAGTCAATTTTCGGTGCTTTCGCTTTCTCTTTTCCTGAAGCTGTTAACGTGTTCATGTTTCCATCTTCGTAAGCTTGCCCTGGTGTTCTTGCGTCCAAAACTTTTGCGCCGTTTTCAGCGAAAAGCAGTTCGTAAGTTCCATCGTTAAGCTTTGCGATCCAAGCCGTTCGACCTTTCCCCATTGCTTCAAGGTTGACAATCATTTCTTTAGTGTTGCCATGAAGAACGATTGTTGCTTCTTGCTCTCTTGCATAAGCTTTGTTGGCTCTGTCGCCGATTGCTGTATCTGTGAAAGTCGAAGTTTCCATTTCAACGTTGAACGCGTACGCTTGTTTCCCAACCGCTAAAGTTAACGCTGTAACCTCACCCGCTACAACTGTATATGTCGCAATGTTTGAAGCTCCTAATTCGTCGGTAACGCTAAACGCGTACCAAGTATCTACACCTCCAACTTCATCACATAATGTTGAATAACCTTCTAATAATTCGCACATAATTTGTAAATTTTTAAGGGTTAATAATTATGAAATAGGAGTCAAGCGTAATCTTGTGAAGTATTCAGGGAAGACATAAGAAACACCTGAACGCCATTTTGTACCGAAACGAAGTTTCTCGTCGTTGTCGTTATATTTCGCTGTGAATCCGTCGATATCTCCGCTTAAATCCGTTCCGTAAATCATGAAACGGTAAGGTACTGCGTACATTTTTTCGGTCCCACTCAATTGAGGATAAGAACGTACACGAATGTTCGTAGTCGGCAACATGAAAGACGGTTCTGTTCCTGGCTCCTCTTGTAAAGTATGGTGGAAATTGTTGTCGTTGTAAACGTTTTGAATAATCAAGTTGTAAGTTTCACGTCCAACCATGATTTCAACTGGTTCACCGTTATCGAAAAGAACTCCGTCGATTTCGTTGTACAATCCAAGTGCCAAATCTAAAGCATTTGAAACTGTGATAGCTGTTTCAGTTGAATAATAAACACCAAGATCAGCGTCAGCATCCCAAAGTTTTGAATAACCGTCGTAGTGAACTAAATCAGGATTTCCCGAACCAGTATCGCCATTAATCATCAAATCTTGGTTTGTCTTTTGTGCTGTCTTAACTGAATAAGCCTGGATAACTGATTCCAAGGGCATTGATTCGTCTTGTCTGTTTGCACCGACAACGTTTAACATTTGCGCCCAAGTTCCGTTTAAGTCCTCGTTACAAAGCTCCATTTGATTCTTGACGCGAACAGTCGTCAAAGGCTCACCAGTGAACACAACTGAACCGTCAGCATTCCACGCACAAGAAGAAGCCGATTGAAGCGCCATTGTGATGTTTAAAAGCTTGATAGTTTCGCTTCCTTTGTTTCCTTCTTGAACTGTCACCCTTGAAGTAAGCCCTGAAGCATAAACCAAGTCAGTTAAAATCTCCGCGCTTTGCTCATCTGTGTAAGCTGGTAACGCTGTTACATCGTAATCGAAGTTGTACTTCAACGATTCGAATAAATCTTTTTTCTTTATCATTTTGTTTTTTTTAAAATTATTTCTTTCTGTTTAACAAGTCACGTCTTGAAGTTCCTGTTGTCGCTGTTCCTTTTTTCTTTGCTTGTGCGTTGAATTTGTTTCCGTCAACGTCAGTAAGTTTTGAAATGAACTCTTCAAGTTTCGCGTTTTGAGCTTCTGAAGCTTCGAACTTCGCTTCGATTGCTTTGAATCTTTCGTCAGAATCTTCAACAACTTTATCAACTACTTCGGCAACTTCTTTGCGCATTTCTTCGGCTGCGATGTCTGCCTTCATGTCTTCTTCTGTAACTTCTTCGATTGCTGAAACAATCGCTTCGCCGTCATCATTTACCGTTACCGTTAAAACCATTGCAACTTCGTCAATAGTAACTTGATAGTCACCCGCCGCCGCTGGTACTTGTTCGCCGTTTTCGCCTTCCATCGTTACGATAGAATCAACGTTCAAAGCTCCGTCGTAATTCAAAACAGTTCCGTCAACCGTTTCAATACTTTCGAACTTCGTTTTTCCTTCTTCTTCTTTTTTGAATCCGAGGTAATCAAAGATTGTTTTCTTTTTCATTTTTTCTTTTTTTGTTTCTATTTTTTCTCTGTTAAAATATCCTTCTATTGAGAAGCCTTGAAATTCGCCTTTCTTAACTTCATCCCAAAGTTTGTCGTCTTCGATGTAATATGAAGCGATCCAAGTTCCGTCTTGAAGATTTAACTGTTTGAAAGCGTCGGGCGCTTTTGGATTCTTTGCGCCGCCAATAATGTAATTGTAAAGCATCTTAGCACCTTGAACGACTTGATCCATGTCGTGCATTTTATTGACGTTATTCGCGCCACCTTGCAACATGAATTTTTTTTGAATCTGTTCTATTGTTTCAGCTGAAAAGAAAACATCATGCACTCCATGAACATCATCTTCGCGAATGATTTTCGTATCTGCTGAAATCATTACGCCCGTTACGATTCTTTTTTCTCCTGTCGCTTCGCTGTCGAATGTATACGAGAGCGGTTTTTGTTTTGTACCGAAAGCGATGAATCCTTTTAAATGAGCGGGAACATCAACAAACGAATTAAAGTCCATCCCTGTTTCCTTGGTATCATCTATCGTCAATTCGTATAATGGGCGCATTTTATCCGTTTTAATTATAGACGCTTTTTTAATTTTATTATACATTATGTAATTTATTATTATTACATTTGTAATAAATCAAACAATATGAAAGCAAACGAATTAAGAATAGGGAATTTATTACAAATATCTAGGTATATTAAAAGCAATGAACCGCCTGTTATTAAAACATACCCTATTGAACAGATAGGTAAAGATGAAAATGGGGGTTATTATTATATAGTTGTAGATGGTGGATTTTGTTGTAATATAGGTACAGGCATTAGACCAATCCCACTAACAGAAGAATGGCTCTTGAAGTTTGGGTTCAAGATAAAAACATGGGTAGACGATAGTGTCACAGGAGCAACCCACCAAAGAATTGAAGGTGATAAGATATTAGAATTTAAATTACATTACTCCTGTGATTGGTGGCACGATAGAATTTACGGGCATTGTTCAGGGTACACACCAATTAAACACGTCCACTCTTTACAAAACCTCTACTTCGCTTTAACTGGTGAGGAACTTTTTTAATTTTATTATACATTATGTGAAAAAGTTTACTATCTTCGTTTTGTAATAACGTATTTCTTTTTTATGGTTGACTTCAATTGACAATAAATAAAGAATTTTAAAAGGATTAGTCATTTGGTGTGATTGATCCTTTTTTTATGTCCTATCCAACCGTTGAAATGGCCTGAACGTTCGCCGCGCTTGTTTGTAATTTCGTTACACTGTCAACTAAAAGAACGGGTTGAGGTTGTGGAATTAACGAAGCTGGATCGGTTTCTGAATTGTCAGGAATTCCAAACGCTGAAACATTCCCACCGCTTGAAGTTGCACTTGAAGAAGGCGCCCCAGTTCCTGAAGGTGCGGAAACTGACCCACCTTTGCCAAGTATTCCTTTTGCTTTATTTGCCGCCGATAGCACCGCGCCGAATTGAGTAGCTAAGAATATAGGAAATGCAAATGGTGCGGCTGGTCCAGCCGCCGCCGCGCCTTGTTGTGCGATTCTTAAACCGTTGATAAATCCAACCGCCGTGTTAATTCCGATTTCTGTAAGTGCTAAGGCTTTCCCCGCCGCGCTTCCTTCCTTCGCAAGACCCGCTAATTGACCGAACACATTAGATACTGCACCAACTAAAGACTGTCTACTTGAAATCAAAGCTTTGTTCCTCGCGTCTTCACTTGCTACTACTTCAGCGTCAAGCTGTTTTTTCTTTGTGTTAAATTGTTCTTCAATCAACAAGCGTTCGTTCATTGTTAACTGTTCGTTCATCAATAAAGCGTCGCGCTCCTGTTCAGCAAGCGCAAGTTTCAATTCTTGTTCAGCATCGAAATCTCCTTGCATTTGTAAAAGCTTTGCCTCCAATGCTGTTTTTGCGTCAGCGTTCGCAAGGTCACGTTTGATTATTGCTTCTTCAGCTTCTTTCGATTCTTTTTCCTCTTTTAGTCTAGTTTCTAAAGCGTCAAATTCTGCTTGCTGTTGAGTTCTCAACTCACTTTCAAGCGTTGTATTTTCGCCGTATTTAACGCGTAACATGTCACGTTCTCTTTGTTGCTTAACACTTAGCGCGTCAAGTTCTCGAACTGCTTGATCTTCTATATTTGCGATTGATAAATCCGTGATAAGGTTTTCAAGTTCGATCTGTTTTTTTGCGTCGTCTTGTTCTTGCTTTCTTCGTTCTTCAGCCGCCTTTTTTCCTGCTGCATTTAATTTATTTTTAGTTTCAATATCCATGATTAAAAGGTCGTCTTGTGATTGCTGAATCGCGTCGTTACCTTTATCAAGAAATTCTTTTTGTGTCTTCAACATTGTTTCCATCGCTGAATCCATCGCTGGAAGTGTTCGTTGTATAGCTTCAAGAATTCGAATGTTGTTTTCTATTTCTCTTAGTTGCTCTTTTTGGTACGCAATACTTCCATTAATCTTTTTCTTTACAAGATCATCAGTTGATTTTCCTTGCGCCTTCGCTAAAGTGATTAAACGATCAAGGTTTTTCTGTTCAGCTTCATACGCTTTTTTCAACTGTTCGCGCGCTTCTTTTTGCTTTTCAAGATCGGCGTTAATCCTTGCCATTTTTGCCTCATGTCGTTTCCTGTTCTCTTTGTCTTCTTCACTTTCAATAACTCCGAGTAATTTTAACGCCCAAATGATTAATTCGACGGTTGCAACAAATGGAAGGAAGGCGATCTTCAAAGCTGTTTTAACACCCGTTCCAAGTTTTTTGAATTTCTCTGACGCGTTACCTATCCAGGTTGAAACCTTTTTGAAGTTCGCAATTAATAGACCAACGCCAACAATTAAAGCTCCTATTCCTGTTGCTATCATTGCCAGCCTCATAATCTTCAACGCGCCTGTTGTTGTTCCTACAACAAAAGCATAAGCCGCCTGTACCGCCGTGGCTACTTTAGTTCTTGCGGTTTTGATTAAGATCATTGCGCTCGATTCCTTTTCAAGTGCTATCGTTATTTGATTGATTCCGTTCGTTAATGTTTGAACGGCCTGAAGCTTGACCATAGTCTTTTGTAGTGCTTCGCTTTCGACACCAGCCAAAGCCATAGCGCCTTTAAAAGCTCCATAGCCAGCGATAGCAGACTGACCGATTTGCATAACACCCTGTAAATTCTTGTGATCGTTCGCCATTCGCTTGGTTTCATTCTGAATATCGATATATCTATCTTTAAGTTGTGCCGCCTTTTTAAGTGCTTCTTGACCAACTGCCGACTGCCTTCCAGCACTCAACGCGATAGCTTGATATTCTTGAATCTGTTGATTCATTTTGCGAATATTGATAGGCTCGCTTGCGATTCTTTTGTCAAGTTTCGCTAATTGATCGCCCCAATTCGTTGCGGATTTCGCCGCTTGGCTTGTGTCGGTGTTTAATTCTTTGACGGATTGATCCACTTGATCGATTGACTTATCGATTTGGTTCATATCTTGCGCGGTGTTTCCTGTGTTCACACCGACGGTGAACATTATATCTTTTTCAGCCATTTGAAAGGGGGGGTTTGTTCTATTTAAACGATCTCTATATCTTCAATCTTCAATGTTGGATTCATTGGTAATAACATTTGATACATTTCCAATCTGAAAGCAAGCATAACTTTTAGTTCTTCGAAGTCAGGTTCAGGTGTTTCTTCGTAGATTGGTAAGTCGGCTTTTATCATTTCGTTCAAAGCTATTATTTCATCGCGTGTCTTTAACTCGAAAGCCGCCTTCATTATTACCGTTCCATCTTCTAATGAATACGCGTAATTTGCGCCAAAGTAAGTGTTTGAACTTCGAGCGATATTCTGAACGCCCCCGATTAAAATCTCTGTCAAAGTTCCTGACATCGGCTTATTGAATGTTACTGGTATTTTTGTTTTTAAAATCATATTTATTTTTATTTGTTTATGCTAAAAA